GCAAGCCTCCACGCAGGGTGCGCAGCTCGGCGAGCAACCGCTCTTCCGCTTCATGCAGTTCTTTCTTGAGCACGTCAGTCGCTTGCATCGAGTTCCCCGCCGGTTCGCCTGCGCGAACGCCTGGACGCCCCCCGGCGCCATGGCTGGACGCTAACACGCGGATTTGCGGTGCGGGAGTGACGAAGCCGCCGCGCGGCCGGACAAATTTCGTTCGACGAAAAAGAATGAGGAAAATAATCGCCATGCCGACCGACACGATCGCCGGACCCTGGAGCAGGCTCGCCGCGCTGATGCGGCGCGACCCGCGCGTGCCGCATCAGCCGAGGCCCGAGGAAAAGGCGAGCCGCACGGGGCCGCTCATCGCGCTGGAGTTGCAGGGCCGCGCCGTCTGGACGCCGCGCGACTTCGGGGCGCTGGCGCGGGAAGGCTTCGAGCGGAACGCGGTCGCCTACCGCTGCGTGCGCATGATCGCGGAAGCGGCGGCATCTGTGCCCTGGCTTCTTTACGACGGCACGCGCGAGCTGACCGCGCATCCGCTGCTGTCGCTGATCGAGCGGCCGAACCCGCATGAAAGCGGCGCGGATTTCTTCGAAAGCTGGTACGGCTTTCTCGAAGTCGCGGGCAACGCTTATATGGAGCTTGTCGAACTGGACGGAGACCCGCGCGAGCTTTACGTGCTGCGGCCCGACCGGATGAAGGCGGTGCCGGGGCGTTCGGGCTGGCCGGAGGCTTATGAATATTCCGTCGACGGAAGGACGGCGCGCTTCGTCTACGATCCGGCGCGGGGGCTTGCGCCGATCCTCCACATGCGGCTCTTCCACCCGACCGACGATCACTACGGCCTGTCGCCGATGGAGGCGGCAGCTTTCGCCGTCGATATTCACAATGCGGCGGGCGCCTGGAACAAGGCGCTCCTGGACAATGCGGCAAGGCCGTCGGGCGCGCTCGTATACAAAGGCGGCGATGGCAACCGGAACCTGACCGAAGACCAGTTCGACCGGCTGAAGCGCGAACTGTCGGAGAATTATCAGGGCGCGGCCAATGCCGGCAGGCCGCTGCTCCTCGAAGGCGGACTCGACTGGACGGCGATGGGCCTGACGCCGAAGGACATGGATTTCATCGAGGCGAAGCGCGCCGCCGCCCGCGAGATTGCGCTCGCCTTCGGCGTACCGCCGATGCTGCTCGGCATTCCGGGCGACAACACGTTCTCGAATTATCAGGAAGCGAACCGCACCTTCTGGCGGCAGACCGTGCTGCCGCTTGCAGGCCGCACCGCCCGCGCACTGACGCGCTGGCTTGGATCGCGCTACGGCGAGGGACTGCGCCTCTGGTACGACGCCGATCAGGTGGAAGCGCTTTCCGCCGAACGCGAGGCGCTCTGGGCGCGCGTGTCGAAGGCCGATTTCCTGAGCGAGGAGGAAAAGCGCGCGGCGGTGGGCTATGGGCCGCGCGGAGATTGAGCAGGGGCCTCGCCCTTCGAGACGCAGACCGAAGGTCCGCTCCTCAGGGTGAGGATTGAATTCTGAAATGAACCCTCACCCTGAGGAGCGGCGAAGCCGCGTCTCGAAGGGCGAGGCCCGGAGGAGATGATGAAACTCGGCGAGAATGCAGGCTGGAAACTCGACCGGCATATTCCCGTGGCGCTCGTCGCTACCATCCTGCTGCAAACCGGCGCGGCGCTGACATGGTCGGGCGCGGCGGCCGAAAGGCTGACCACGCTCGAAACCCGCGCCGCCCGCACCGACGAACTGGTCGAACGCACGGCGCGGCTTGAAGAACAGTCGAATGCGATGCGGGCATCGCTGGCGCGGATCGAGGAAAAGCTGGACCGGGCGGTGTCGGGCGGACGGTAGGAAGGCCCTCACCCAACCCTCTCCCAGAGGGCGAGGGCTGGAAGGCGCACCCCCCGCGCCGTCATGCCGGACTTGATCCGGCATCCATCTTTCCTTCTGAGTGGCATGAAGATGGACCCCGGCTTCCCGGCTTTCGCCGGGACAAGCAAGGCCGGGGTGACGAATGGGGTTGAGGCTGAAGGCCGAAGCTACTCGCTACCCGTGGGTAGATAAGTTTTCTGCGTTAATTTGACGACCTGACAATTGGATTTGAGGATCACAATTTCGACACTTCCTTTCGCGGCTTCGCCCTTTGATGGGAGGTGTTCCTCTGCTTTCCGACTTCCTTCTACGTTCCAGCGGTCGCCGGCATCGGTGATGTGCAAGGGAAGCTGGGTTTCGAAATCAAGGTCGCCATAAACATTTTTGAAGATCATTGTGGCCATGGCGAGGGCCACTTCGCGAGTGGCTAGATTGCGGTCGGCCGAGCGCCAAAGGAGCATGGATATGTCTTCATCCTCGGCCGCGATGGCCAAATTGGTCATTGCAACGGGGGCGGACAGAAATGCAGAGAGAAAAAGTCTGCGATGCATGATTTCTCGGTCTCCGGTCGTTGGCGGCTCCAGGCGGAAATCAGAATAGCGGAGTTTCCGTTTATGGATCGAGGAGAAGCTGGACCGGGCGGTGGCGGCGGGAAGGTAGGAAGGCCCTCACCCAACCCTCTCCCAGAGGGAGAGGGCTAGAAGGCGCATCCCCCACGCCGTCATGCCGGACTTGATCCGGCATCCATCTTTTCTTCTGAACGGCAGGAAGATGGACCCCGGCTCAAGGCCGGGGTGACGAGTAGGGTTGAGGCTGAAGGCGGGGCGCATTCCCCGCGCCGTCATGCCGGACTTGATCCGGCATCCATCTTTCTTCCCGAACGACAGGAAGATGGACCCCGGCGCGAGACCGCGGTGACGAAGAATATTGAGGCTGAAGGCAGGCGCCCCGTCGGGCGCCTTTTTTATTGGCATACGGAGGAAACGTGAACGAGCGCGGGACATGCGAGCGCAAGGCGACGCGGTTTGATGTGAAGAGTTTGCGCGAGGACGGGAGCTTCGAGGGCTATGCCTCGCTCTTCGGCGCGGAAGACCTTGGCCGCGATGTGGTGATGCCGGGCGCGTTCCGGGGCTCGCTCGCAAAGCGGGGTCCGCGCGGGATCAAGATGCTTTACCAGCATGATCCCAATGAAGTGATCGGCATCTGGCTGAAGCTGAAGGAAGACCTGCGTGGCCTGCGCGTCGAAGGGAAACTTCTCCCCGATGTCGGCCGCTCGCGCGAGGTCTTGAGCCTGATGCGCGCCGGAGCCATCGACGGGCTTTCCATCGGCTACCACGTCGTCAAGGCGCGCGCCGATGCGAAGACGGGACTTCGGAAACTCATCGAGGTGGACCTCTGGGAAATCTCGGTCGTCACCTTTCCGATGCTGCCCGAGGCGCGCATCAGCGCCGTCAAGACGATGCGAGAGACGAATGCGAGCGTGGCGCGGGCGATCCGCGCGGCCTCGCTGATTTTCAAACCCTGAAGGAGAGCACATGAGTGCAATGGATAAAGGCGTCCCGCGCATCGGGGCGTCGCTGAAGACGCTTGAGCTGAAAAGCGCCGACGAGGCGAAAAGCATCGACGGACGGCCCGCCGCCCGCGAAGTGCGCGACGCGCTGGACGAATTCCTCGGCGCTTTCGAGAGCTTCAAGGAAGCCAATGACGAGCGGCTGGACGAGATCGAGAAGAAGCTCACCGCCGACGTCCTGACCGAGGAGAAGGTCGATCGCATCAACCGCGCGCTCGACCGGCAGAAGAAGACGGTGGACGAGCTGGCGCTGGCGCTCGCCCGGCCCGAGATCGGCGGCGAGGCGCGACCGCGGCTCGATCCGGCGCGGCGCGAGCACAAGCGCGCCTTCGACCTCTATGTGAGGAAGGGCGAGGCGCATGAGCTGCGGTCGCTCGAAGCCAAGGCGCTCTCCGCCCAGTCCGATCCCGATGGCGGCTACCTGGTGCCTGCCGAGACGGAACGCATGATCGACCGCATCGTTTCCGACGCTTCGCCCATCCGCGCCATTGCCGGCATCCGCCAGATCAGCGGCGCGAGCTACAAGAAGCCCTTCACGACGCAGGGACCGGCGGCGGGCTGGGTCGGCGAGACGGAAGTGCGCGCCGAAACGGCGGGCCCGCAGCTCTCCGAAATCGAATTCCCGGCGATGGAGCTTTACGCCATGCCGGCCGCGACCTCGACGCTGCTCGACGACGGCGCCATCGACATCGACCAGTGGCTCGCCGAAGAAGTGCAGACGACCTTTGCCGAGCAGGAAGGCGCCGCCTTCGTCAATGGCGACGGCATCCGTCGCCCGCGCGGCTTTCTCTCCTACGGCAAGGTGGCGAATGCGAGCTGGGTCCACGGCAAGCTCGGCTATCTCGTCACCGGCAATGCGGGGGCCTTTCCCGCGTCCAACGCGTCGGACGTGCTGATCGACCTCATCTATGCGGTGAAGGCGGGCTACCGCGCCAATGCGCGCTTCGTGATGAACAGGGCGACGCAATCGGTGATCCGCAAGTTCAAGGACGCGGAGGGGAACTATCTCTGGCAGCCGGGCATCGCCGCCGGCGCGCCGCCGACGCTGCTCAACTATCCGGTGACGGAATCGGAAGACATGCCGTCCATCGCATCGGACGCAACCGCGCTCGCCTTCGGCGACTTCAAGCGCGGCTATCTGATCGTCGACCGCATCGGCGTGCGCGTGCTGCGCGATCCCTACAGCTCGAAGCCCTACGTCCTCTTCTACACGACGAAGCGCGTGGGCGGCGGCGTGCAGAACTTCGAGGCGCTGAAGCTGCTGAAATTCGGAACGGCTTGAGGAGAACCCCATGAGAGACACGCACAGAAACATCAAGACCGTCCAGACGCTCGACCCGGCGGTGACGACGGCAGCCCGCGCAGGCGCGCCGGTCGACCGCCAGGGTTTCGAGGCGGTCGAACATATCGTCTGCTTCGGCGCGAGCGGCGACACGCTGTCGGGCGCGCTCAAGACGGATGTGAAGCTCGAACATTCCGAAGACGGGAGCCTCTGGTCGCCGGTGACGGATGCGAAGTCCGTGAGCGGCGGGCCGGTTTCAGTGGCGGGCATTTTCGCCACCGTCGACGCCGCGGCGAAAGCGCAGAAGGAATATCGCATCGGCTATCTCGGCAATGCGCGCTACAGCCGCATCTCGCTTGTCCTGACGGGCACGCATGCGAACGGCACGCCGGTTTCGGCGCTCGCCATTCTCTCGCGCGCCGCCGTGAAGCCGACCGTCTGACGGAAGGCTTCACGCATGCTCCGGCCGCCTTCCGCACGCTCCCCGGTGCGGGACGCGGCCGGAGCCACTTTTTCGCACAGGAACGACACATGACACTGATGCTGATCTCCGGCCCGGCGGAAGAGCCGGTGACGATCGACGAGATGCGCGCACAGCTGCGTCTCGACGGGATGGAGGAGGACGCGCTGCTGGCTGCTTTCATCACGGCGGCGCGCAGCATTCTCGAAGCGGAAACGCGGCGCGCCTTTGTCACGCAAGGCTGGCGGTTTCTGCTCGACCGCTGGCCGAATGGCGAGATTGTTCTGCCTTTGGCTCCGGTGTGCGAGGTGACGCGCCTGGCGCTCGTCGGCAATGGCGGCGAGACGCGGGAAATCGACGCGGCGCTGTTTGCGACGGCGCTTGCGGGCGACACGCCGCGCCTGGCGCCTCTCGGCCCACTTCCGACGCCGACGCGCCGCATCGGTGCGATTGCCGTCGATTTCACAGCGGGTTACGGCGCGGCGGAGGCCGTGCCCGCGCCGCTGAAGCAGGCGATAAAAATGCTGGCCGCTCATTGGTTCGAGGCGCGCATGCCGGTCGCCTTCGGCGATGCGCCATCGGAAGTTCCGCTGACCGTCGCGTCTCTCATCGCGCCCTATCGGAGGCTGCACCTGTGAGCGGAAAGAGACCGGGAGACCTGCGCGAGCGTGTGACGATCGAAGCGCCCGAGCGCCTGCCGGACGGGGCGGGCGGTGCGGGTGTGAGATGGACGCCGCTTGCGACCGTCTGGGCCGACGTCGCCTCCTTCAAGGGAAGCGAGCCGACGGTCGCCGAACGCGACGAGGCGCGGACGCCTTACCGCGTCGTCATCCGCTTCCGCGCCGATGTGAAGCCGGAGATGCGGCTTGCATGGCGCGGGAAGCGGCTCGACATCAACGGCGCCTTCGATCCCGATGGCGAACGGCGCTGGCTCGCCATCGATTGCGAGGAGCGTGCATCATGAGCATGGACGCAGACCTCGCGCTGCAAAAGGCGATCTATGCGCGGCTCGTTGCGGACGAGGCCGTCGCTGAACTTGTCGCTGCGCGCATCTACGACAATGTGCCGGGCGATACGGCCTTTCCCTATGTGACGCTCGGCGAGGCTCTGGTGAGCGACTGGAGCGCGGGCGAAGCGCGGGGCGCGGAACACAGGCTCGTCTTCAACGCCTATTCGCGCGGCGGCGGCCGCTCGGAAGCGAAGGCGATCATGGGCGCGCTCAACGCGGTGCTGCATGAGGCGGAGCTGGAGCTTGAAGGCTTCACGCTCGTCAATCTGCGTTTTCTCGACGCCGAGACGCGGCGCGAGCCCGACGGCGCGACCTGGCGCGGAACGATCCGCTTCCGCGCCGCCACCGAGGAACATCAGGAGAGAGACATATGACGGCCCAGAAAGGCAAGGATCTGCTCGTCAAGCTCGACGCGGGCGGAACGGGAAGTTTTGCGACCGTGGCGGGCTTGCGCACGCGCACGCTCGCCTTCAATGCGCGCAGCGTCGACATCACCAATGCGGATTCGAGCGGGCGGTGGCGAGAGCTTCTGGAAGGCGCGGGCATGCGTTCGGCAAGCATTACGGGGCGCGGCATTTTCCGCGACGAGGCGTCGGATGCGAGCGTCAGGCAGGTCTTCTTCGACGGAGCGATCCGCAACTGGCGGATTGTCATTCCGTCCTTCGGCACGGTGACGGGCGCGTTCCAGATCACCGCGCTTGAATATGCAGGCGAACATGACGGCGAAGTGACCTTCGACATGTCGCTCGAGAGCGCGGGCGCGATGAGTTTCGAAAGCATTTAGCGCATTGGCCTCGCCCTTCGAGACGCGGACCTCCGGTCCGCTCCTCAGGGTGAGGATTGAACTCTGAATTGACCCTCACCCTGAGGAGCCGCGAAGCGGCGTCTCGAAGGGCGAGGCCCCATCATGGAGGCGGCATTGACCAATCGTCATCGCGGCGAAATCGACGCCATGCTGGGCGGCGAGCGGCGGAGGCTTGTGCTGACGCTGGGCGCGCTCGCGGAACTGGAAGACGCCTTCGGCGGCGAGGACATGCTGGCGCTCGCCGCGCGCTTCGAAACGGGGCGCATTTCGGCCCGCGACGCGATCCGCGTGATCGGCGCGGGGCTGAGAGGCGCGGGCAGCGATGCGAGCGACGAGGATGTGGCGCGCATGACGGCGGAAGGCGGCGCGGCGGGCTACATCGCCATCGTCGCCGAGCTGCTGACGGCCACTTTCGGCGGCGGGGGCGAATGAAAACATTCCCCTGGGCCCGCGCGATGGAAATCGGCTTCGGCGTGCTGCGCCTCCCGCCCGATCAGTTCTGGCGCATGACGCTGCCGGAACTCGCGGCGGCGGCGAGGGGGGCGGGGCTTACC